CTAGTGAATCCGCTAGTGAATCCGCTAGTGAGTCTGTTAGTGAATCCGCTTCGGAATCTGCTTCAGAGAGCGCTAGTGAATCCGCTTCGGAATCTGCTTCTGAATCTGCTAGTGAATCCACTTCGGAATCGGCTTCGGAGTCTGCTAGTGAATCTGCCTCTGAGTCAGCATCTGAATCTGCTTCTGAAAGTGCATCGGAGTCGGCATCTGGCTCGGCGTCTGAATCAGCTTCGGAATCGGCTAGTGAATCTGCAAGTGAATCAGCCTCTGGCTCGGCTAGTGAATCTGCAAGTGAATCTGTCAGTGAAAGTGCAAGTGAATCAGCCTCCGGCTCAGCTAGCGAATCGGCTTCCGAATCAGCCTCTGGTTCTGCATCTGAATCTGCCTCCGGTTCAGCTAGTGAATCTGCCTCAGAATCCGCTTCTGGGTCTGCAAGTGAATCTGCAAGTGGATCTGCCTCAGAATCTGCATCGGAAAGTGTTTCTGGTAGTGCATCTGAATCTGCTAGCGGATCAGTTTCCGAGTCAGCAAGTGAATCTGCTTCCGGATCTGCAAGTGAGTCCGCTTCAGGATCTGTCAGCGAATCCGCTTCCGAATCAGCTTCTGGAAGTGCAAGTGAAAGTGCAAGTGAATCAGTCAGTGAATCCGCTAGTGAATCGGCAAGCGGATCTGCCAGTGAGTCTGCAAGTGAATCCGTCAGTGAATCGGCCTCTGAGTCCGCTTCTGGGTCGGCATCTGAGTCAGCATCTGAATCGGCTTCCCCTTCTCCAGTAGGGCCGAGAGCATTCCATATAGTAACGGCCTATGGATTTCATACCTCTATGGAAAGTATAATTTGCAATGGCTAGAGTCTCTTTGATCATCGCTGGTCGTACAGAAGAGTATTTCCAAAGGACAATTGAATCCGCCTTGGAAAGTGCTACTGGGGATATTGAGATTGTAGCTGTTGTGGATGGCGATGAAGCAGAGCCAAAGGTGCATAGTGATGATCCTAGGGTAAAGATCATCCGATTAGAAAAATCAATCGGTCAAAGGGCTGGGTATAATCTCGGTGTGAAGAATTCTACCGGGAAGTATGTTATGAAGATTGATGCTCATGCCAAACTCTCTAAGGGGTTTGATGAGGTTCTTCAAGAGCATTGCCCAGAGAATGCCGTTATCCTTCCAGAAATGAGACGACTGGATGTCAAGAAATGGCAAGATAAGAAAAGAGGCCGGACACATTTCATGTTCCTTGGGCTGGATTTGTATTGTCATTTCTGGCCCGATTACAAGAAAAGAGATGAGGCAAAGGTTGAGTATCCGGAGGTAATGACTGGACAGGGATCATGCTGGTTTACCACAAGGGAATGGAATGATCACATTGGACTGTTGGATGAACGGGTCGGTTCCTGGGGGAATGTTGGCATTGAAGTTAGCCTAAGAACATGGCTTTGTGGCGGTGTGCAATTAGTTAATAAGAAGGCATGGCAAGCTCATTGGTTTAGGAGAGATGAAGGTGGTTTCACTTATCCAATGAGCGGTAGGCAGGTCGCTAAGGCACATCGATTTACATGGGAAAACTACTATTTCAAAGATGATGCCTTTGAGAATCAAACCAGGCCATTTTCCTGGTTGATCGAAAAGTTTCGTCCGGTTCCTGGATGGGAAACATATCACATGGATCAATACAAGGCACCAAGAGTAATTGTCTACTATACCGATCCGAGTATCGATCCAGCATTGGCTCGGGCTGTTAGGAAACAATTAGCCAAAGCTGCTGGGCCAATTCCAATCTACTCAGTTAGTCAGGAGCCATTGGATTTCGGCAAGAACATTTGTGTTGGACACAAGAAGAAATGTGTTCAAAGTATGTTTGAGCAAATCCTTGCTGGATTAGAAGCAACACCAGAGGGGTCGATTGTCTATCTCTGTGAGCATGATGTCTTTTATCATCCATCGCATTTTGCCTTCTTACCGAGAGACAAGAGACATGCCTTCTCTAATACCAATAGGTATCATTTCCGCTTTGGTATGACTGAATTCATTAAAGCTCGTGGGAGACGGGCTTATAGTCAATTTGTTGCGGATAGAGATTTCCTCATCAACCATATTAAGGTTAGGCTTGAGGAATGCAAAACGAAATTACAGAAGATGCATATCCCTTTTAGAAACTTTGAATCCAATAGGCCAAATATTGATATTAGGCATGGAACAAATCTCACGCCAGATGGTGATTACAAGAGGGATTGGCTTGCTGGGTTGAATCGTGGGATTGGCAATCTCCCTGGTTGGGGAAGCCCACATCATCTTGAGAGTGTTGTGGGGTTTCATCCTGCTAGTGATAGTCCGATATTGGCTAAGGGGATTGCATTAAAACAGAAAGCTGATGATGTTTCAGGTCATCTCCATAGGAAGTTTAGGAGATCGCTTCCACAAATGTCTCCTGTGAGATGTATAGGTTTCACGAGAAATAAGATGGCCCAGATGTTTAATGATCTGGGATTCACAAAGGGTGCGGAGATTGGCGTTAGGGAGGGGATTTTCTCTGAGGTATTGTGCAAGGCAATTCCCAATTTAGATCTCCTTTGTATTGATATCTGGGAACCATATCCTGGACATCGCATTAAGAAAACAGCTGAACAGCATTACACTGAGGCAGTTGAGAGATTAGGTAAGTATAATGCCAAACTAATTAAACAGAGAAGTGTCGATGCCTCTAAGGACATATCGGATGGCTCCCTCGATTTTGTGTATATTGATGCCGCACATAGGTTTGATAATGTCATGGAAGATATAATCAACTGGGCACCAAAAGTTAGACCAGGAGGGATTGTCAGTGGGCATGATTACTACAGGGGTAGGAATAATGGCGTCTTACCTGCTGTGGATGCCTATACTTATGCCCATCAGATAACCGAGTGGTTTATTACCGATGAAAAAGAATCAACATTCTTCTGGGTAAAGGTGTAGAGATGGGATGTCCAAGTAGAGTGACAATTGGCGATAATGTCGTGTTTTCAGTGTGTTTACATGATCCCGATACAGGGATGTTATCAGATGCAACTGCTGGACCAATTTATCGGATCTACGAAGATGAAACTCCCACACCCATACTCACTGGGACGATGAGTAAATTGGATGATGACAATACCACTGGGTTCTATACCGAGAAGATTGCAGTCACTAGCGAGAATGGTTTTGAGAATGGCAAAACCTATACGGTGTATATTGCCGCGGAGATTGATGATAATGTCTGTGGCATTGCTTACTCTTTCAAGGCTGTGACATGAAAATCCTAATTACTGGCGGTTGTGGATTTCTCGGGCATCATGTTGTTGAGCATCTACTTAAATCAACAGATGCCGAGATAGTAATTGTCGATAGGCTGAGCTATGCATCTAACGGCTTTGATCGCCTTAGAGACATCAAGGCTTATGAGAATCCACGAGTAAGGATTATTGCAACGAATTTTACATTGCCATTTACCACTGGGGCAATTAAGGAAATTGGTGAGGTTGAGTATATTTTGCATCTTGGTGCAGAAACACATGTCGATAGGAGTATTGTTAGTGCTACACAATTCGTCCTGTCAAATGTCCTAGGTACTCAAAGGATATTGGATCTTGCTAGGAAGATTGACAGCTTGAAGCTGATGATCTATGCTTCAACAGATGAGGTCTATGGGCCGGCCGGCGATGGGATAGCATACAAGGAAACAGATCAGGCACATCCAACCAATCCATATGCAGCAACAAAATTAGGCGGAGAGGCATTATGTCTGGCATATGCCAATACTCATAAGGTTCCGGTATGTATTACCAATACAATGAACCTCTTTGGTGAAAGGCAACATCCAGAGAAGTTCATTCCTATGGTAATTAAGTCTACTCTGGCAGGTGAGATGGTGCCGATACATGCCAACCCGGATTGCACAAAGGCTGGAAGCAGATTCTATTTACATTGTCGAAACTATGCAAGTGCCGTGTCATTTTTAATTGACAATGCAATAGTCGGTGAGAAGTATAATGTTGTTGGGGAGAGGGAAATTGACAATCTCCAACTTGCATTATTCATATCCAAGATTGTTGGCAGGACGTTGCTTTATGAAATGGTTGATTTCCATTCTTCTCGTCCTGGTCATGATCTTCGATATGCCTTGGATGGTGGGAAAATGGAAAGAATGGGATGGAAACCAACAGTTGCTTTTGAGGATTCCCTAACAAAGACTGTGAAATGGTATTTGAATAATCCTCGTTGGCTTGATTGGAGTTAGTGAAATGGGATGCCCAACGGAAGTAGTAATCGGTGATACACTGGTATTCTCTGTATGTACACATGATGTCAATACAGGGGAATTAACCGACGCAGATAGCAATCCTCTTTATCGGCTTTATGAGGATGAAACTTCTACTCCGATATTAACTGGGAATCTTGCTAAGCTGGATAATCTCAACACTACTGGATTCTACTCGGAGAGTATTACATGTAGTGTTGCCAATGGCTTTGAGAATGGCAAAACATATACAGTGTATATCGAGGCAAAGGTTGATGGGAATACTGGAGCAATTTCCTTTGCATTCAAAGCAGTTGATGAGGCTACTGGCAGCTTGTTGACAATGCAGAATATTAGAGATGCAATGAAACTGGCCCCAACTGCCGGATCGCCGGCCACTGGATCGGTTGATAAACATCTTGATGACATCCAAGCAAAGACAGATCTATTGACTGCTGGGATGATTAGCGTAATTAGTCCACTAGCACTTGATGGATCACTCCTAACTATTGTTCGTGGAGATGATTACAAGGCTGTGAACAATCGAGCCATTGAGTTTACCAGTGATGATTGGCCAGATATTACTGGAGCTGCTGTGACATTGACAATTCGTGTGAAACAGACGAAGGTTGAGGAATTGTCTGTGGCAGGAACAGTTGTTGATGAATCCACCTGTCAGTTTGAATTGGATCATGAAGATACCGAGGATATGACAGTTTCAAATCAAGGTCACTTTTTTGATGTCGAGGCAGTTCTTTCTGATGGTAATGTTTGCACCCTAGCTCTTGGGTCATGCACCGTCAGAGAGGATGCTACTTACGATTAGGAGATAAACTATGCATCGGGTTGAAGAAGATGCCTTTTTCGCTGGGAGTTTAGGGGCAAGGACATTGGTTCCATCTGCTGGATGTGTTAGCGATTCACATGTAGCTGATGGTGCTGGGATAGGTGTGGAGAAATTGGAGCATCAGCATAGGATATATTATGCTCAGAATGGCAAGCAAACTGCTTATCAGGATGAACGTGTTGTGCATGTCACCTATGGAACCACAGGGGGATTACTTGCATTCGAAGCGGGGATAATTACCCCCGCAACTGGTAGTTCAACAATTGAGGTTGATCTACTTAAGAATGGCACTTCTGTTCTTGCTAGTGCGATTGTACTTGATAGTGGAGATGATCCCTATGAGCTTGTTGTTGGTACGATCTCAACAATAGCTTTGGCGGATGGAGATATCCTAAGTATCTTGGTTAATCCAATTTCTCCTGATCAGGATGATTACATCTACTTAGAACACTTCCTTAATGATGCCAGTGGAACATTACCTGAACCTTGGGGAATTGATGCTGAAACTGGTAATTCCACAGAGGATTACGTTACTGATCAAGGCTATGGTGTTTATAGCTTGATTCAGTCAAGTGATACCGAGGCACAGTCCAGTCAATTGACAACCGAGAATCATTTGTGGATTGACCTCTTCGAGAAGCCAATTGTTACCTTCCGGGTGAAATTGGATCTAACTGGGACAAATGCACTTGGCTCGGCTGATCAGAGATTAGTCATTGGTGTTTGCTCGGATCATACAAATGCCGAGGATGGTTTAGATGCTGTCACAACAAATGCTTGGTTTAGAATGGAGGGGACATCTGCTAACATTCTTGTCGAAGCGGATGATGGTGCGACGGATACAGATGATCAGGATAGTGGGATCAATCTTACAGACAATACTTGGACGTATTTTAAGATCGACTTCTCTGATCTTTCCGATGTCAAATTCTCAATCAACGGTGTTGAGCAATCTGGAAATACCATTGATATGAGTGGAATAGTTGCATCAACTCTGGTTCAACCAATCTTCTGTATTCAGCGTGATGGTGGCGATGAGCAGGAGAAGATGTACATCGACTTTTGTGGTGTAAAGAGTGGATTGACATCTGGCACACAAGCGAAAGGATTGTTTGTGTCACTCACTCTTAAAGAAGATGCACAATGACAGACTTCATACAATTAGCTCTTGGTGCATTGCCTGTGTTATTGCCTAAGAGGACAGTAACATATATGCGAGGAACCAATAGTGTTGTAATTGAAGTTACTGTGGGCAGAACTAGCGTGGAGTATGAAGATGATCATGGCGTTAGGATCCGAAGCGAAATCAGAGATTATCTTATTGTTCCAAGTGATCTCATTTTGAATAGTGTTGAGATTGAACCGGAAGAAGGCGATAAGGTCATTGATAACAATGAAGGTAATACAAGTACCTATGTTGTTATGGGCACTGAATATGGGCAATCTTGGAGATGGACTGATAGGTATCATACGCTAATGCGAGTCCATGCCAGAGAGATGAGTGAAGTATGAGTAGAGCAATAGAATTAGCCGAGAGTATTACAAGTATCCTCAATACTGTGGAATTTAGCAGGAGTTTTACTGCTATACGATCTTATCGGGCTACATTTACAATCAAGGAACTTTCCACATTACATGTAGTTGTTGTCCCAAGTGCGATTGTCCAAACTCCATTGGGCAGAGGATCGAACTTAGATGATATAACTATCGATATAGTGGTCTTAAAGCAAATTGATCCAACCAATAATGAAGAGCTAGATAGTATGATGGATCTAGTCCAAGAAATTGCCGATCATTTTCGTGGTAGTAGATCAAGTCTTTGGCAATGGGTTTCAACCAATATACTTATCCCGTATGATCCAGAAGATCTCACAGATAGGCGTGTATTTACTTCACTTATTCAACTCAGGTATCATTTAATGTGGGTGAAGAATGTATCTACCACTTCCTAAATTACCTGCACCCGGCAGAGTTAGATTGCCCCATTTCCACATGCCGAGAATTTCGGCAAAGGTAAGGCCAAGAATTACATTTCGTGGCAAGAGAATTGTAGCGTATATGGAGAAATGGAAGAATACATTTCTCAGGCGTTCTGGTGCTGCACTTAGGGCATGGATAATCAAAAGTTTTAAGGTTGTTAAGAATCGGAAAAGACATTCCGGTATAGGTAGTCAACCATTATTACATCTCCCTAAATCTCAATTCATAAAAGGGGCGGTGCAATTTGATGTAAGTTATCCGCAAGGGAATGTCATTGTTGGGACTGCGTATAGTAGATCCGGAATATGGGGCGGGAAACATGAACATGGCAAAAAAGTGGGGATAACTCAATATCCTCCAAGACCATTTGTTGGGCCTCAAGGTAGAAGATGGTGGAAATATGGCCGTCCGGCCATAGAAAAGGATATGGCTGTTAAGATCAAGAGTAAACTAGGTTATTGAAAGGAGACTAGAGATGGCTGATTGTATTGCAATTCCGCTTGGAAAGGAAGCAAGATTGTATTACGGCGTGCCAAATGCCGCCGTAACATGTGCTGCACAAGCTGTTACATTGGAAACGGCTGGTGTTGAAATTGTCGGAATTAGAGATTTGACTCTGACAATTGAAAAGGATGATGTTGATACTGGACGGAGACGTTCGCATGGTTGGGAGGATGCCAGAGAATCGATAAAGAGATTAAGGATAAGTTTCAATATCTTTAATGCTCATGATCTTGGTATTGAACAAGCTGCGATCGATGTCCTCAGGAAAACATTTGGCAATGGTACTTATAATGATGAAGGTGTCAAAACTGGCATTTGCTTCTATGCATTGTCATGCAAAAGTGCTGTTGTTACCGATGAACCTGGCCCACAAGCGCCAGATGGCGAAGGCATTTGTGCAGACTTTATTATTACGAAATTTGAGAGAACCGAACCATATTCTGAACCTCAAGAATATAGCATTGAGGCAAGAATGACCCAGGCCCATTGTAGAATCCCGGCATGGGTATAACATTAGGAGAAATTAGTCATGGGTACAGCACTATTTTCATCGAGTTGCACTGTCAATGGTGTTACTGCATCTATAGCAGCGGCCGTTGAACAGGAAGGGGAAATCAAACAAACCATCATTGCGGAGATGGCCTATGAAGGTGAGATAAGCACGGATACGGATCGTGTTATCACAACGACATCTGTCGATCCTGAAATTGAGGCAAGTGATGGTGTTGTGATTTTCTGGGAAGGTGGCGTTGCTAGGGATGTTGTGCAATCCGTTAGCGGAGATGATGGCAACGTTATCAAGCTAAGTAGTGGTGGAGCATCTCATGAAGGCGATACATTGCCAGTGGATACCACTGAGGTAATTATCGCTAAGGAAACTGTTGTGAATCTGCTAGTGCCAGCTAGTACATTGGAAGCCATAGCAGTTAGTACTGATAAGCGTGCCCACATTTCCTTCCGCAAGGCAGCGGATGCTCTGATTTCAAATCAGGAGCACATTGTCACACAGCCATATTCCTATATCAGTGGGTTAAATCAAACTGACCCAATTGGTGCATATGACTGTGAATCACTCCGCATTGCAACGGCTGATATTGCTGCTGATAGGGGTGTTGAGGTTGGCATTCTCTATGACAGTGTAATCTAAGGAGGTAATCAATATGCACACTTTTAAGGATAAGAATGGTACGGAATGGGAAATTGACCTGACAATTGGTTTGGTTGAGTATATCAAAGAGAAACTTGATATTGATCTACTTGAACCAGTTTCATCAGAATCTTCCGTAGCCGTACAATTATGTCCAGTAGATGCTGATGGAATAAGGAAATTCACAAATCTCCTTGTGGTTATTTGCACTGATCAATTTGCCAAGGCAAACATTAGTCCTGGGGGATTTAAGATGCTTCTTGGATCAGAATCATTGAGGGAAGCAAATGAAGCATTCTTTAAGGAATGGATGCTTTTCTTCCAGAGCCTCGGGAGATTGGATCTTTGCGAGGCGATAATCAAGATAAGGAATTTCGTGGAAGAGGGGATCGAGGAGCTGACAGAGAAGATCAAGGATGCAACATCTCCTGTTGGCAACTCATCTACGAACTTGCAGGAATAATAGGAATTGATCCTGCAAAATTTACAATTCGTGAATTGCTATGGATGGCAGAGGCTAAAGAACGAACCGAATGGAATCGATTTGCTTCACTTATTGTGAAGGTTCATAATATTAATCAAACTAGCAGGTCCGGTTTGATTAATTTTGAGCAAGTACATCCATTTTATTCTGCTAGTACATTACGAAAACATTCTGAACCTACTGAAACAGATTTAGCAATGGCTCGATCTTTAATTGGAGGTAGACATGGCAAGTCGAAGTGATATTCTTGCTGGTGGTGCAACATTTAAGATTAGTGCCGATGCATCTGAATATACTAAGGAACTTGATGCATTAATTAAAAGCCTTAAAACGAGAGTAAATAAGATTCAGACCAGTACCGCTGCTGCATTAACAGCTCCAATTGCAAATCAGGTAATCGCTAAGTCTATCGAGGATAATGTAAAAGGATGGCGTAAATTACAGGTAGCTGCAAGAAGATTCTCTTATACGATAATGGGAGGGATGAAGAATGCACTAACATATCTTATAAGTGCTGGAAACCGAATCAACATTTTGGGTAATCAAATTACCAATTTCGGCAAGCAACTTGTTGTATTTGGCATTCTTCTGGCCGCTCCATTTCTTTATGCTACTAATGCCTACGCAAAGTTTTCTAAGGAACTTGGATTCATTGCAACTCAACTTGATGAGCCTGGGAAATATCTTGAATCATACAAGAGAGATTTAAGGAAATTTTCTATTGAATTTGGAGATTCAACTGAATCATTGTCGCGTGGACTATACGATATTTTGTCATCTGGCTTTGAGGCTGAATATGCAATGAGGATGTTGCGAATTGCAGCAATTTCAGCTAAGGGCGGCATGACAGATACAGCAACTTCAATAAAGGCATTAATTGGTATACTAAATTCTTATGGTTATAGTGCTGAGTATGCTGAATCTGTCTCCGATAGTTTATTTCAGACTGTTAAATTTGGCGTGATGACATATGAAGATTTAGCATCACACATTGGTCTTGTAAGTGCATCAGCAGCACAAATGGGAGTAACACTCGATGAACTTGGGGCAACATTGGCGGTAATTACACTAAGTGGTGTCGAGACATCTACTGCTATTGTTGGATTGCAAAATGTACTTAAGGCATTTTCTGCACCAACTGGTGAGGGACAGGAATTCGCAAAGACATTAAGAGAAGCGGGGTTAGATATAGAATTGTCTGTTTCAGCTATTAAGAAAAGTGGATTTCTGAATATAATGCAAAAGATTGGGAAACTGCCTCCAGAAGCAATTGCAAGATTATTTACAAATATTCGTTCTCAACGTGCAATGTTTGCGTTAAGGGCTAATTTAGATAGAATATATGAACTCTATGATAAATTTGAGAATAAGATTGGAGCTACAAGAAGAGCATTTGAAGAGACAAATAAGACGTTTGGAGCATTTACTGATCGCTTAAAGCAAGCTGGTATATTAATGCTCAGTGTTATTGGAGAAACACTATCTGATAGATTAACTAAACTTAGTGAGAAAATTCTTGATATTGCCTCTGGGTTTAGTGAATGGATCAAGAGGCATGAAACTTTGGTGGGTAATATTCCTAGATTAATTGTCTTTCTTGCTAAACTTTCCTTAGCTACAATGGTTGTTGGGAAAACCATTGCAGTAGTTGGTTCAATACTTGCTGCATTCACTGGAAGTTTATGGAAAATTCCTGTTGCCATTGCAGCAGCAGTAGGAACATTAATTGCAGTTGATGCTGTCTCTGCTAAGATTGCAAGGGACCTTGAAGAAATACAAGAGTTTAGAGATGTACCAATTGGAATAGCAACAAATGATGCTGAAAGGGACATGAGGGGACTAAATGCTGAAATTGCCGTGAACAATAAGAGAATAAGAGATTATGAGAAAATAATTGCTAGCATTAGCATGAGTGCTGCTGAAACTGGTGGGGTATTACTCGATAGTGATAGGAAGAGATTAGAGCAGTATAAAGATAAACTTAATTTTCTCAAGAAGAATGATCTTGCACTTAAAAAGGAATTGTCAGAACAGGATAAATTGTATGGTAAGGAAATTGAAAGAAGGAAATTGCTTAAAGATCAAGTAGATATGGTTACAAAACAAGCTGGAACATTAGGAAAAACTAGATATGGCTTCCAATTAGGTTTTATGCATACTCTTCATTTAAAGTATTCAAGTGAAATTAAAGAGAATGAACAATTGGAAGTATTGAAGGATATTCGCAATAACACTGGGGAGATGGTTAAGAGTCTCCCAATAACGCCTACGGCAAAGTAATGGGAGGATAGTCATGCCACTTAGACGTCAAGAAGCCGTTGGAGATTTTATATTGACATTTGGCGATGGGGGCGAAAAGATAACTTTTGATTGCATTGAGGTTAATGAAAGTGGCAGTATTAATGAAGGTGTGGATATTATCTATAAAGTAGTTATGGAACCACCAATAAATGAAGATCTAGGTGATTCGCAGGATCTTTCCGATGAACTTATCATTGCTTGGAATGTTTTCAATCAACTTGGATGGACATATTGCAATGATATCTTAGTTAAGCAATGGCCGCCAAAATGCACTAGGGATGGACATAACACTTATCTAGTCACTGTGCATTATGCAATTCTTAATTCTCCTAGTTTTCATGTTCTTGAGGAAAGGACCACAAAATTCTATAGCAATGGAACCGTTGCATATGTATGGGATGGTAGTAAATTTAACATTACAAATATAGGTAGCAGTGGTGAATCTCAGTCAGATATTGCAATGAGAGCAATAAATATTGACGATGAGAATCGTAAAGTTGAAGGAACAGAGATAAATGATGGAGTATTTACATGGTCAGAGAGATGGCAATTTGGACCATGTAGTTCTTTGAGATGGGAAGATAATAAACAGTATTTTGAATGGCTTACCTATCTATCTCAAAGTGTCAATAAGGAAACTTTTAGGGGATGCACTGCCGGATCAGTTAAGTTCGATTATGCTACTGGAAGAGCAATTCATCCTTATGGATATGAATTTGATTTTCATTTCTCATTTGCACCAAATAAAGATAAAGTTTATTTTGCTGGGGTTGAATTAGCTTTACCGACAGATTACCAAAGCGGCTGGAATCATGTCGATGTTACAGGCGAGAAGAAAGAGATAGATGTTGATGATAAAAAATATATCGTGCAGTTTCCGCAGACCGTTAAAGTACATCGACTATACGATATGCTTGATTTTAATTATCTTAATATCCGAGGGGATGTTTTCTTAGGCATACAAAAGTTTTTGGATGATAATCATCCAATTCCACCAAGGTTTCCTGATCGTATAGATTGCCCTGTTCAGGCAAAGGAGTATATTGCAGAATGATTCCAAGAAAATTAATGCCTGGTGAAAAGATTGATTTTACTGCTCTTTCACAAAATGAGCAAGTTGATGCAATACAGGATTTAAGAAACAGGGAAAATGGAAAAGTTAATGAATTAAAGACCGGATATCCACGTAGTTTAGGAAATGAAGTTTACGTAAAGAATCTTGGCTGGGAAGATGTTCCCTGGTATGGAATTCTTGAACTTGGTTTACCACGAGTATTTGATGGAGAATTAGATGTCGATGGCTTCAAGAGCAAGATTTACCTTAAAGGAACGCCACCTGGAGAATCATGGTTTGGAGAAACTTATTGCATTGCCCAGGAAGAAATTAAAGTTGATTCAGTTGGACGTTGTTTGATTCAAGGAATGTCCCAGGTAAGGATTCTTTATACGTCTGACGAGCAATTTGATTATCAATTCGCCATTCCAACTCCCGGTGAGGTTCTTTACCTAACGCCAGTTCCATCTGGGCCAATTACCATATATTGGTCGGAGGAATTACTAGGGTTATCTTGGGCATTGGTTCTGTCAACTGAGACGAAGGAAACTGAATTCATTGGGGAATATGAATTATACAAAAAGAAGACACAGGAGGATGTTGTAACTGAAGGTTACCAGAGAATATGGGATGGCAAAAACTGGGTTACCAAAGAAAATCCTGCTTTGTTAATAGAGTTGCATGATCACTTGGAATTATTCCGCGGGAGGGGGAGAGGGGATTTTGAGGCACCATACGATACCGGCTCCAGGGGAAGGTATTTTTACAATCGGGTATCTCAGAAGTTCGAGATACTTGATATGGAACCGCATACTACATGGATAGTTGGAGCTGTGGAGGGAACTGTTGATTGCGAGGATGAGACATTCAGTATCACTCCAGTTGCTGAGAAAT